GCGCGCCTACGCCGCCATCCACCGCTCCGCCGTCGCCAAGTCGATCAGCGGGGCGGAGCTGACGCCGGTCGAGCAGCGCGCCCTGTCCGACCTGCCGCCGTTCATGGTGACCAAGTGGAGGGGCGCGAACAAGGCTGACGCGGTGGCCCGCGCCGCCGCGCTGAGCCAGGCGGTCGAGACCGGGAAGGCGCGGACCGTGGAGTTCGCGCTGGCGGTCTTTGAGGAGCAGGCGTGCGACTGGCAGGCCGGGCAACACCAGCCGGACCGCGTGGCGGCGGCGATCATCGCCCACGACAAGCTCGCCGCGCTGGCGGGCGGTGCCATGACCGTGGTCGCTCCCGGCCAGGGCCAGATCGGCGCGACGACGGCCAAGCTGCCCGGCCAGGCTGCCGCCAGCGGTCTGATCCAGCCGCCCGCCTACCTCCGGCGGCGAATTTAGCGCTCTGACCAGGCTTGTTACTACTTCCGTAATAAGTGTTTGACAATCCCTCCCAAGTCGGGTAACTTCGTCTACATCAGGTGATGAACAGAGCAGGCGGGACCGTCCCGCCGCTGTCCGGCCCTCGGGCCAGAAGGGAGGGCCACATGGCCTCCACCATCACCTCCACCATCGCTGGGGACCTCGTTGTCGAGGTCGAGGCGGGGCGTCCCCTCGGCTACTGGCTGACCGCGTGCTGCGGCGCTGCCGTGACCGGCGTCTGCGGTGGCGTGGCCTGCAAAGGCTGCTACCAGCTGGTGGACCAGCGCCTCGCCTGGGCGTGGTTCTGGGACAACGCCGAGCACGTCGCGCGGCTGACCGCCGACGTCGCGGCTCTCCTGGAGCTGCCCGAGGACTGGGCGGTCCGGCTCACCGCTCCGGCGGCTGAGCGGGCGCGGGCGGCATAGCCCGCGCTACGCTGTCGGCCATGAGCGTGAAGTCGTTCGTGTCGGGCGTCGTCATCGAGGTGATCGAGGACGAACGGACCCAGGCGGTCGCCGAGAAGCTGGCGGCGACGGTCATCGTCAAATACGTGGCTCCGCTGATCGCTCCGGCGATCGCCACCGCCGTGGACAAGGCGTTCGATCGGATCACCGATCTGAACCGCGACGGCAAGCCCGACGTCCAGCAGGTCGCCGAGGCGGCTCACGATACGGTCGTGAACCTGCTCCCGCCGTGGTTGCGCGGGTTCGTGCCCGCTATCCCTGGTCTCTGAGCTGGCAGGGCAGACGGTAGACCTTGGACCCGCGCGCGAACTTCGCGCCCGGCCCGGCCCGCCAGCGGCTCTCCAGCTCGCCCTTGTCCACCAGCTCGGTCAGCACGCGGCTGTGATCGCTGCCGGAGCGCCCGCCGACGTCCATCGGTCGGAACCACTCGCCGACGTCGAACCCGTGCGCGCGAATCTCGGCCAGCAGCTCGGCCTGGCGCGGCGTCAATCCCTTGACCGTCATCAGTGCTCGACCTTCTCCAGGACGTCCAGCTGGAACTTGGTCGGCTCCCCGAGCGGATGGCCCAGGTAATGCATCCCGACCACGCCGACGATCGTCGCGTCGGCTTCGTTGTTATTGGCGATGTCCGCCTCCGGCCAGCGCTTGATCGCCGCCGCCAGAACGGTGTCCTTGTCGGCGCGCCCGTTGCCGGTGGCGTACTTCGCCCGCGCCGAGGTGGCCACGATGATCAGCGGCTTGTCGTGCTTCTCCGCCAGCTCGATCACGCGCCCGAATATCCAGGGCAGGACCCAGGCGGAGTCGCCCTTCGCGCCGTAGGCCAGGCCCTCCATCGCCATCAGGTCCACGCTGGCGTCCAGCGCGCCCTCGATCTGGTCAAGAAGGGCGTTCACCCGGCGCGCCATCGCGCGCTTGGACTTGTCGGCGGTCGGTTTGGGCGCGCCGACCGTGGCGGTGTCGATCGTCCAGATGTTCTGCCCGCCGTAGTCGATACGCGCGAGGCCGGTCGCTGTGAGGGATGAGTCGATCCCGATAACCCGAGGCATGGTCGGCATGTTACCCGACTCCGACGGGAAACTCTGCATCATTGCGGTATCGTCCTGATTATGAACCTCGGCTACGCCACCCTCGTCCTGATCGTCTACGCCCTGGCCCTGATGCGCCTGGTCCGGCTGATCAACGCGGACACGATCCTGGACCGGCCCAGGCTGGCTATCGCCGGGCGCGCGAAGTCGGCCCGGCTGGTCGCCGACGAGGCGGCAGCGCACGGCCAGACCCAGCGCGCGGCGGACTATCACCGCCGGATGGAGCGCTGGAACGTCGCGCTCTACTTCGTCCAGTGCCCGTGGTGCGTCGGCATGTGGCTGGCGTTCGGCTCGGTCTGGGTCCCGTTGTTCTTCCACGACAACATCGTGGCCCGCTACATCGCCCTCGCGCTGGCGGCGTCCCACCTCGTCGGGGTCTGCGCTCGGTTCGCCGACACCGAGGAGATTGACATCGAGGACGATGACGACGACTAGCACGACGACGGGATAACCTGGCCAGCATGGCTGTTTCCTCCATGCGCGTCGTTCGCCGACCCAAGGGCAGCCCGGCGCGGCGGTCGCTCACCGCCGCCAGCCAGCCCGTGGACGACCCTCAGAAGTCGTTCAGGACGGCGGTCGGCGCGGTCGGTCGTGCCGACTGGCAGGAGGAGTCCTGGGACCTGCTCGACATGGTGGGCGAGCTTCGCTACTACGTCGGCTGGCGGGCGGGCAGCTGCTCGCGCGTCCGGCTGATCGGCTCGGAGATCGACCCCGACACGGGCATCCCGACCGGCTCACTGGACCCCGACAGCTCCGAGGCCATGCGCGTGGCCGAGATCGTGAAGGCGATCGCCGGAGGTCCGCTCGGCCAGGCCCAGCTGATCAAGCGCGCGGCAGAGTGTTTGACCGTCCCCGGTGAGCACTGGATCGCCATCCTGGTCCGCCCCGAGGGCGAGATTTGGCTGGCGCTGACCCGCCAGGAGATCAAGGCCAAGGCGGGCGGCGGCGCTGAGATCGAGCTGCCCTCGGGCGAGAAGCACGACTACAACCCGAGCCAGGACGCCATGTTCCGCGTCTGGAACCCGCGCCCGCGCCGCGCCAAGGAGGCCGACAGCCCGGTCCGCGCAAACCTGGACGTCCTCCGCGAGATCGTGCGGACCACGAAGAAGATCAAGAACGCCGACAAGTCGAGGCTGATCGGCAACGGGATCATCTTCTTGCCCCAGGAACTCAGCCTCCCCAGCGCCCAGGCTCCCATCGCCGCCAACCAGCCCGGCGCGGCGGTGCCCTCGGTGTCCGGCGTGCCCGCCGCCGAGCAGCTGAGCAATCTGCTCTACAACGTGGCCAAGGTCGCGGTGGAGGACGAGGACAGCCAGGCGGCGTTCATCCCAGTGATGGCCACCGTCCCCGGCGAGCACCTTCAGAAGATCATGCATCTGAAGATCGGCTCCGAGATCACCGACGTGGAGATCAAGAAGCGCGATAACGCCATCGTGCGGCTGGCCACCGGCCTGGACGTGTCGCCCGAGCGCCTGCTGGGCCTGGGCAGCAACAGCAATCACTGGACCGCGTGGGCCATCGGCGACGAGGACGTGAACCTTCACATCAAGCCGGTCATGGAGACCATCTGCCAGGCGATCCACGATCAGGTCCTCCGAATCGTGCTCCAGCGCGAGGGGATCGACCCGAGCAAGTATGTGCTCTGGTACGACGCCAGCCAGCTGACCGTCGATCCCGACAAGACCGACGAGGCGACGGCGGCGAAGGACCACGGGGCGATCAATAACGAGGCGTATCGCCGCTACCTCGGCCTCGGCGATGATGACGGCTACGACTTCACGAACCTGGACGGCTGGAAGGTCTGGGCACAGGACGCCGTGGCGATGAACCCTCAGCTGATCACCACGTTGCTGCCGCTGCTCGACCAGAGCGTCCAGGGTCTCGACTTCCCCTCGCCGACGCCCGCGCTCCCGGCGGGCCAGGACCCGAACGCCGACCCGAACGCTCAGCCCTCGGGCGCGGACCAGCAGCAGGAGCCGAACACCGAGAACCAGGACCAGCAGAACGCCGCCGCCGCCGCCGCCGCGATCGCGCCGACGCCCGCCGAGCTGATCCTGGCCGAGCGCCTGATGGTCAGCCGGGCGCTGGAGCTGGCCGGGAAGCGCCGCGCGAACACGAACGCCCTGCGCGCCAAGCTGGCCGGGCGCTCGCCTGCTGATTACCACCGCTACCTGCCGCCGGTCACCGATGCCGAGATTCCGAAACTGATCAACGGCTGGGACACCGCCCTGGAGGACGAGGTGATCGCGCGCCTGGGCGTGGACACGATGGGCCTACGCGCCGCCGTGATCGCCCGCGTCCGCGAGGAGCTGACCCGGCCCATCATCGACGTGGAGGCTGGCTGATGTGGCCCGAGCGCGGCGAGGCGCTGTCGAGGACGATCGAGGCGGAGGCGGCGCTGGCCGACCTCTACGCCGACGCGCTGAACCAGTGGGTCACGTCAGCTAACCACGCTGTTCTCGTCGCTTCTTCTGCTCCGCCGAATACTCAGGCGGTGGATCAAACTGGCCAGGTCTGGGATCAACTGGCCTCCGGGTTGATCCTAGCGGGCCTGTCAAGTCTATGGGCAATCTCGCTGATGGAGGCCCTGGAGGGTCTGGGGATACCCCTCCCTGACCTCCCCGAGGACCAGAGCAAGACCTGGGTGGATGCCAAGGTGCTGCGGGCGATCACCACGACGTCGGACGTCACGCGCGAGCGCGTTCTGGAGGCGGTGGCCCGCGTCGATCACGACGACCGGCTCCGCGAGGCCCGCGAGGACTTCGTGGCCAGGACACGCCCAGCAGTGGCAGCGACCCCGGCCATCATCCGCGAGAAGGTCGCGGCGGCGGTGCGCGACATTCCCCGCGCCGATGAGCCGAGCGTCGAGGTGGTCATCGTTCGCCAGCGCGAGGCGGCGGCGTCGGTGCTCTCGGCAGGTTCGCCGGAGCTGCGCGACGTCGCGCGGTATCAGGGCTACCAGGCGGCGGGCGTCCAGAACGCGGCGGTCATCCACGCCGCGCGCCAGAGCGAGGACGCCGACCTCCAAAAGACCTGGATCGCCACGATTGACGGCAAGACCAGGGATACACACTTCGCCGCCGACGGCCAGCGGACACCCTTGGACGGTAGTTTCACCGTGGGGCGAGCCTCGCTCCGCTTCCCCGGCGACCCTGACGGGCCACCCGAGGAGGTCCGCAATTGCCGTTGCCGGGTCGGCGTCCTGGCGGCGGACGAGGAGCTACCGGACGAAGTTGATCGCCACACCGAACGGCTGGGTGGTCGTGACAGCACTGCCCGCAACCGCCAGGGCAGCCAGGCGGACGAGATCGCGCGCCGCGAGCGCGAGGGCGTCGTCCGCGCCCGTGATGACGAGGACGGCGTGGGCCACACTGGCACTCCAGCCGTCCGAACAGCAGCGGGCGGATGGACCGCCCCAAGCGAACAGGAGCACGACATGCCCAAGCCCTCCGACCTGCTGAACCGGACGACTTTCGTCCCCGAGCAGACCACCTCGCTGGCCGACACCCAGGCGACCGAGGGCGAGACCTACCGGACGTTCTCCGATCAGCCGATCGCCTTCGTCGGCATCGAGACCTCGGACGGGCGCATGTTGGCGGCGGACATTGCGCTGACCTTCCGCTCCTTCCCGCTGCCGCTGATGTGGGTCAAGCAGACCGGCTACGGCCATGAGGACGCCTTCACCGTCGGCGTGCTGGAGAGCGCGGCGGTCGTCGGCGATCAGGTCCAGGCGTCGGGCTACCTGCTCAACACCGCCGAGGCCGACGAGGCGGCGGGCCTGCTCGGTCACGGCGTCACCGGCCCATCGGTAGACCTGGCGGCAACGGAGTGGAAACTGTGCGACGAGGACGGCAAGGAGATCACCGAGGAGGACTGGTGGGACATGCCGATGGACGCGCACGTCATCCAGACGATCACCGCCGCCGAGCTGATCGGCACGACGCTGGTCGCCACGCCCGCCTTCGGCGATACCAAGCTGGAGCTGAACGCCGAGCGCGAGACCCGCGCCGCTGCTCTGGTTGCCAGCGCCGCTGACGCCTTTCAGCCGCGCGTCTACTCCGCCGAGCTGTTCGCCGATCCCGGCCTGACCGAGCCGACCGAGCTACAGATCGACACCGAGACCGGGCGCGTGTTCGGCCACCTCGCTTGCTTCGGCGCGTGCCACCGCTCGGTCCAAAGCCAGTGCGTCATCGCGCCGCGCTCGCCGTCGAGCTACGCCATGTTCCACACCTCGCCCGCCGTCCGGCTCGACAACGGCACCCGGCTGCCCGTCGGGCGGCTCACCGTCGGCACGGGCCACGCGCCCGACAGCCTCCGGCCCGGTCCGGCGCTGGCCCACTACGACAACACGGGCGCGTGCTGGGCGCTGGTGCGCGCGGGCGAGGACTCCCACGGCATCTGGGTCTCCGGCGTCGTCGCGCCCTGGGCCACGCCCGAGCAGGTCGAGCAAGCGCTGGCGGCTCCGCTGTCCGGCGACTGGCGCGACTTCGGCCA